GCTACTACACGTCCGTCTCGTCTGGTGTTTATTCCATAGTCGACGCCGCTGTCGAAGTCATCCGTCTTTCTGCTGGCGGCATCAAGTATCCCGACGGCGTCACCCAGTCCGTCGCCTACCCTGGCGCGTCTGGCTTCCTGCTCAAAGCCGACAACCTGAGCGGTCTGGCGAACACCGGCACGGCCCGCACTAACCTCGGCCTTGGCACGATCTCCACGTTCAACGACGCGCCTTCGGATGGTTCGCAGTATGCCCGAAAGAACGGAGCCTGGGATGTCGTGACTGGCGGCGGTGGTTCTGTCGCTTGGGGTGGCATTACTGGCACCCTTTCAAATCAGACCGACTTGCAGACTGCGCTTGATGATAAGTATGATGCTTCTAATCCAGATGGCTTCATTCCAGATGCGCCCCCCAGTTCTTCAGGTTATTATGTAAGGCGAGAAGGCGAATGGATTTTCTGCAGTGTTGTTACTGTTTTAGATGTAAACGGAGACCCTTTTGACGTCCTTTATCCTAACCCATGATCACCGCCATCCTCTCCTTCCTCGCCGGCGTCGCCGTCGGTATGCTCGTCTTCCGCAAGCACGCCGCCAAGGCCTCCGAACTGGAAGCCAAGGGCAAGTCCATCCTCGACGCCCTCAAGGGCAAGTAAGCCGTGCGCCTGCTCCTGGTCATCGCCTCCTTGGCCCTGACCGGGTGCAGCCTGTTCCGCTCGTCGCCCGCAGACGCTCCCCTGCCCAAGCAGCCGGACGCCCCGACGACTCCTTCGGTCGTCCAGACCCTGGGCCAAGACCTCGACAAGACGGATCACCGCGTGGCCGCGTCCCTCGTCGCCATCGAGAGGAATGCCGACAAGCCCAAGGTCGTCGTGGCCGAGTCCCGCCTAGCCCAGTCCTATCTGCCCCAGCCCCCCGAGGCTGACGTCGCCTTCGCCGTGGCCCGTGCCGCCAAGGCCGACCCTATCGACTACGCAAAGCAGATGGAGTTCGGACGCAAACTCGCCACCGCCGTCAATCGTGCCTGGGAGAAGCTGGAAGCCGACCAAGCCGAAGCCAAGCGAGTCTCCGGCCTGAAGGATGCCCGTATTGCCGACCTGACCGCCGAGGTCATGCGCGTGAAGCAGGAAGCGTCCAATAACGTCTGGACGCTGACAGGTGCGGGCCTCGCCGTGATCGGTGCGCTGACGACCGCCTTCATGGGACCGCGTATCGGCATCCCGCTGCTGCTCTGCGGAGCCTTCTGCGGTTCCGTCCCCTTCATCATCGACTCGCCGTATTTCGAGTACATCGCCGGCGGTACCCTCCTCGTCTGCTCTGGCCTCGGCCTCTGGTGGCTGGCCGACAAGGTGCGCGACTCGGTCAACAAACCTAACGACGATGTCCCGCCGCAAGCCTAAGCCAGTCAAAGTCGTCTGGCGCAAGTTAGGCCGCGAGCGTGCATGGGGTCAGGCCACGATCGGCGAAGACCTCATCGAGATTGACCCCCGCCTAGGTGCGAAGCGTCAGCTCGAAGTGCTCTGCCATGAGCAAGTCCACCTTTGCTTCCCTCACCTGTCCGAGGTCGAAGTGGACAAGGCTGGCAAAGCCCTCGCCAAGATGCTCTGGGCTCAGGACTACCGCCGCGTCCTGCTCAACCCTAACGCCAAGCCTCCCCGCATCTCGTGAGTGCCGCACCCTTCAACCCCGAGGACATCCCGAAGGAGGTCAAGGACGGCCTCGTCGCCTCCATCCTTGGCGGCCTCGCGATGACGGCCCGCCTCCTGCTGTCCACCGAACCCGTGTCCCTGGGCTGGGTCGTGCGCCGTGTCTGTGCCGCCGCGATCACTGCGGCCTTGGTCGGGTACGCCATTCAAGAGCACATCCAAAGCCCGGGCCTGCGGATGGGCGTCGTCGGTGCGGCAGGCTACGCGGCCCCCGAGTGTCTGGACTATCTGCTCAAGTACGTCAAAGCCCGCGGAGAAAAGGAAGTGGCCGCGGTCGCTGGCAAACCCTCCAAGCCCCATGGGAAAGGCAAAGCCATCAAGCCAGAAGCCAAGCGGAGGAAGTAACCTCCTGCTGGCGGTCTGCCTGCTCACGGCCTTCGCGGGCCTGTCGGCGTTTGCGTCCGCCTACATCGCCGGCGTGGTCCTCGACCTGCTCCAATCTCGGGACGCCCTGGTCATGATCGTGACGGACGCGGGCATCAAGTCGGACTCGGTCAGCGTCGAGCAGGGTCTGTCAGCTGCGACCCTTGCGCTGAAGTCCGTCCGCGACCTTGGCTGGGCCTTGGCCGTGGGGTGTCTAGGGGTAGGGGTAGCGGTCTTCGTCCGTTCCCGTAGGCAAAACGCCTAGGAAGGGCACGGAGAGGCCTTTAAAGGGGTGTCCTATGGGCGACCCATGGGCTAGGTTTGACCCCTCAAGACCCCCTGTTGAAACTTTCGATTAAAAGGTTTGACGGACTGCATTCGGGGACTGAGGATGGTCGAGCACCACCAAACACATGACCACCTCAAGCATCAACCTCAACGCCCTGCCCCACGAAGCCCTCTCCGCAATCTTCCTTGCTGACCTTCAACTAGTAGGCACGCCGGCCTACATCGGCGTCGGCTTCTTCTGGAGCATGGAATACAAGCACTCTCTCCGCGATGCCTCCGTGGCCAAGCGCCGCAAGGTTCATCACGCCTTCCTCAAGGCCGGTCTCGCGGTCGACGGCGCTTCCCCTGCCCACGCCGCCATCGTCGCCCGCTTCACCCGCTAATCTCCCGACCACTAAAACCATGAAGTCCCTCATCGCCCTCTCCTTCCTCATCATCTTCGGCTGGCTCGCCGTCGTCACCTTCTGCGGCCCCGAACTGGCCCGCGCCATCAACGGCCCTGAGCCGGTCAAGGCCAAGGTCACCCGCAGCCACCGCTAATTTCCACCCACCATGCCCAACGCAAACCACCCGTTCACCGACCACCTCACCTTCGCTGGTCGGCCTATCCCCCTCAAGCGACCGATGGCCGTCTATGCCGCCGTCCGCTTGCAGGCTATCCTCCCGCAGATCGCCGCGCTCAACGCCGCCGGCAAGACGCAGGCCGACGCCGCCGCCGCCCTCGGCACGACCGTCTGCTCCCTCCGCAAGTGGATTGAAATCACCGGGACGACTTGGACGAACCTCAAGGTCCGTGGCCCTTACAAGACCCGCACTAATCCGACACGCAAGTGGTACTGCTCCTAATGCCCTGCCCATCCCACCGCCCCTACCAACCCATGACCATCATCCGACCCAACACGAAGCCCACCCTCTGGTGGCTCTTCCCCTGGAGCTACGCCCGCACCCTGCACACCGCCGCCAACGCCCTCCGTGCCCTCACCGATCGGCAGGACAAGGCCCTCGAGATGCAGGCCCACATCATCGTCGACCAGTCCGAGGAGATTGCGAACCTCCGGCAAGAGGTCACCCGCCTCGCCGGTTCTCGCGACCACTGGATCAAGAAGCACGACCAAGCCTACGCCGTGGCCATGCACAATGAACGCGTCATCCTCGACATGGAGAACCGCATGAAATGAGCGCCTTCAAACACCTCGACGGCATGGTCGCCCTGCTCTCCGAAGTCTACGAGATTAACGAGCGCGTGATGTGCGGGGACTTGGTCAGCGCCAAGGCCGCCATCGCCTCGACCCGGATGAAGAAGCTGCTGAACCACTACCACGAAGCCCTGCACGAAGACGGGGCCAGCAAGGTGTCGCTCCAGGCTTACGTCGCCGCCGGCGGCTGGGTCGGCATCACCTACTCCTACGAGGTCGACGGCTTCGAGGTCGCCGGATCACAAGTCCCGAGACGCGTATGACCCTTAACCAGCGCTTCTCCGTCGTGGCCCTGCTCCTCCTCGGCCTCAACGCACAGGCCAAGACCGACGCCGCTTTCCTTGAGGCCGTGGCCCAAGTCGAGTCCGGGCACAACCGCAAGGCCATCGGCAAGGCCGGCGAACGCGGGATGTATCAGGTCGGCAAGGAGGCATGGGACGACGCCTCCGCCCGCCTCAAGGCCGAGGGCCACTACTTCTTCCCTTGGTCGAAGTGGCGCGACGCTACCGCCCAGGACATGGTCGCCGCCTCGCATCTCCGCTGGATCAGGTCGAACTTCCACCGCATCGGGATGACCAACCCGACCCCCGAACAGATGGCCCTCGTCTGGAACGTGGGCTGGACCGCCGCCCGCGAGCGTGCCTTCCGCCCTAACGACTACGCCTTCCGCGTCGCCAATCTTTTCCGCTTGTCCCCGACCCTGCGTTAAAGAGTCTTTCCCAATGTCATCCCTCCTTGTGGCGATAGATCCTGGCGTGAGCGGTGGTATCGTATGGTCCGTCGACGGTGATCCAGTTGAGTGCGCTAAGATGCCCGGCTCGGATGTCGAGGTCTGCCAACTCCTCGCCGACCTCAGCTGCAAGGCCAAGGACGCGGAACTCTTCCTCGAGGAACCGCCCCTCTTCGCCGGCAAGAACATCCCCGGCTCGGCCATCGGGAAACTGATGTGGAATACGGGCGTCCTCTACGGCGCCGCCGTCGCCATGGGCTGGAAGATACACCGCATCCGCCCGGCCATCTGGCAGAAGGCCCACACTTGCGGAACGAAGGGCGACCTGTCCTCGACCCAGTGGAAAAACAAACTCAAGGCCCGCGCTGCCGAACTCTTCCCGACCGTCGACGTCACCCTCTGGAACGCCGACGCACTCCTGATCTACGACGCCGCCACCCGCCGCGTCATCAACTGACCCTCTCCCCTCATGAAGAAAGACCCGAAACTCCCCGCCGACTACCGCATCATCGCGGACTCGTCATACATCGTATTACCTGACCAGAAGGTCGCCCGCTTGCTCACGCCCACCGTCCGCAACGGCGTGACCTACTACAACCTCTTCGTCCCTGGCTACACCCGGATGTCCCTCGCCGACATCGAAGCCACCATCAAGGCCGGTGAAGTCGCCAAGGCCGACCAACCCACCAAATAATCTCCCACCATGAGCACCACGCCCAAACCCCAAACCGCCACTGGCTCCCTCGTCGCCGCGCTCGCTGAGCTCGACAACGTCAAGGCCAACAAAATCAACCCCGCCTTCAAGGCCAAGTACGTCTCCCTCGACGCCCTGCTCGACGCCATCAAGCCGGTGCTGCTCGACCACGACCTCGCCCTGATCCAGACGCTCGTCTCCGAGGACGGCAAGGTCGGCGTATCGACCGCGTTCCTCCACGCGTCCGGCGAACGCTTCGACTTCGGCAAACTGATGGTCAAGGCTGACGGCCTGACCGCCCAGCAGATCGGCGGAGCCATCACATACATCCGCCGCCAGTCCATCCAGACCGCCTGCGGCATCTCGGTCGACCTCGACGACGACGGCGCCGTGGCCTCTGGCTTCCGTCCTGCGGCCTCCGTAGCCTCCGCCCCTAGCCCTGCCACCCCTCGCCCCCTCACCCGATGAGCCAGCCCGACTTCGACCCCTTCGACCCGGTCAGCGCCGCCATGCGTGCCATGCACCAGGGCAATATGCTCGACGCCAAGGACGCCCGCATCCGTCAGCTCGAACAGCGTCTCGAAACCCTCCGCGAAGCCGGCGACGCCCTCGCCTATTGCTTCCGTCACGCCCAGTCCGTCACCCCGGAGGAAGTCATGGACGCCATGCGCGAATGGCAGGAGGCACGCAACCATGGCTAACAACGAAGAGTTCTGGGCTGATGCCTGCAAGCGCGCCGAAGCCCGGTGCGACAACCAAGCCAAGACCATCGCCGAGATGCGCTATGCCGGCGACGAACTCGCCCGCGTCATGGAGGACATCCTCGGCACCGGCATGATTACCTGCCAGATCTCCCGCGCCGTGATGACCGCCACCATCGCCCGCTGGAAGGGTGCCAAGACAAGCCGATGAGCGGACGTGGCCCCAGCCTCAAGAACTCCCGCTACATCAAGCGAGGGCTGACTGAGGTTGAGGCCAGTTTCGTGGCGAATGAACTCGCCATGGCCAAGTCCCGCTGGGATTACCTCTTCTCCCTCAACAAATGGAACGCACCCACGCCACCCCCAAAGGCATCCTCACGATCGCCAAGACCGTCCCGGGCCAGTACGCCCTCCTCCTCTTCCTCGACGGCTTCCCCTACGTCGAACTCACGGCCCGCAAGCACGCCGACTTCCTCACGGAGCTCAACGCCTGGAAGCGCAAGACCTACCCGTCGCTCGCCCGTTCCCAAGTCCGCTTCTTCACGCTTGCCCCGAACGGAGAAATAAAGGAACTTGCCTTCAACCGATGACCAACCGCGAAAACATCAAGCGCCTAGTGGAGAACATCACCGGCTGTCTCGCCACCGTCCAGCACATCGCCGGACGCTACGAACAGCACGACGCCGACATCATCACCCTCTCCGACCTGAACCGCTCCGCGATCACGGAGTTGCAGGTCTTCTCCGAGTCCATCGAACTCGCCGACGAGGCCGCCGCCGTGAAGCCCCTGCATGACCGGGTGCACGTCCTGGTCGTCCAGCTGCGCGTCCTGCGGAACACCCTCGAGCAGATGGAGAACGCCGCCGAGAAGGCCATCGAGGACGTCCGACGCATCTCCGCCTCCGTCGAAGAAACCAGCCCCGAAGATGACAGCCTGTGAACTGTGCAAGGGGGCTTGCTGTGAAAGCATCCTCATCCCTATCGACGCCAGCCCGACCACGACCGAGTTCTACGCCGCCCGCGGCGAGGTCTTCCAGATCGTCGGACGCACCTTCGCCGAACTGCCTAGCCGATGCCCGCACCTCTCCGGCTCCGGCAAGTGCAAGACCTACGCCAACCGCCCTGTCGCCTGCTCCCGCTTCGCCGTGGGCTCGACCATGTGCGTGACCGCCATCCAGCGCCGACGCCCCGATCAGGCCGACGCTATCATGGCCCTGCTCTAACTTTCCCACCAACACCCAATACCACACCAATGCCCGACCTCATCACCGAACGCGTCATCTATGACGGCATCCAAGCGCTCAACCAATCCGGCGCCAAGGAGCTGCTCAAGTCCCCCGCCCACTACCAGGCGTATCTCGCCCGCACCCGCGAAGAGTCCAAGGCTCTCCGGGTGGGCACCGCCGTCCACAAGCTGGCCCTCGAAGGGCTGGACGCCTACAACGCCACCCACGCCATCGCCCCCGAAGTCGACAAGCGCACGAAGGAAGGCAAGGCCGCGTGGGCCGAGTTCGCCACGGCCAACGAAGGCAAGGCCATCCTGACCGCCGATGAAGGCGCCTTGGTCGACGCTGTCTCCAACGCCGCGATCGGCTGCATGAAGGAGCACGGCATCGTCCTCTCGAAGACCGAGGTCATGTTCACGGCCTTCCTCGGTGACACCCTGGTCAAGTGCGCCATCGACGGCATCTCCGACGACGGCTACATCTACGACCTCAAGACCTGCGAAGATGCCAGCCCCCAAGGCTTCCTCTCCGCCGTCCGCAAGTACCGCTATAACCTCCAAGCCTACTTCTACCGGCACGCCGTGGAGGCCGCTTACAAGTGCCGCGTCCTCGGCTTCCGCTTCATCGCCGTCGAGAAGGAGCCGCCCTATGCGACCGCCGTCTACGAGCTGGGGCCGGAACTGATGACCAACGCCGCCTTTGATTTCGAGCGTGCCCTGTCCCTGTACAAGCAGTGCACCGCCTCGGGCGAGTGGCCCGGCTACCAGAAGGAGATCACCACCATCGACCTCGCCGCCAAGCCCAGCGCCGCGACCAACATCTCCTTCGCCTAATCTCCCAACCACATGGAACCCCAAAACGACCGCCCGCCCCTCAAGTCCATCGAAGTGAACGGCACCTACAAACTGAAGCTCATCAAGCCGAAGTTCGAGAAGGTGAAGCACAACGAGGACGGCACCTCCTCCGCCCGCCTGTTCTTCCTCGACGACCAGGGCAACTGCCTCTCCAAGTCCTACGGCTCCAAGTACGGCAAGCCCCTCGCCATGCTCATCGGCAAGTTCTCCGGCAAGTTCACCGAAGAGCTGCGCCTCGACGCGACCCCCGCCGAGTTCATGACCTACTGCGAGCCGGCCTTCGGCAAGACCTGCCTGATCGGCGTCGAGGCCATCCCGAACGGCGAGTGGAACGGCAAGCCCCAGTTCAAATACAAGCTGACGTTCCCCAAGGGCGGCCAGAAGCCCATCGTGCCTGAGTCCCACACCGAAGCCCCGCCCTTCTAGTCCATGACCGAGGCACCCACGCCCATGGCCGCACCGACCCTTGTGCTTATCTCCGGGTTCGCTAGGGCCGGGAAGGACACTCTCGCCTCCGGGCTTCTCGAGTGGTCCACCCGCCCTGCCGAGCACATCAACTTCGCCGACGCCCTCAAGGAGGCCGCGAACCACTACATGGATTACCTAGGCATCGACGGGAACTTCTTCCGCGAGGACTTCAAGGTGGATAACCGCGACTTCCTTGTGCACGCAGGCAAGTTCGCACGGCGCCTAGATAAGGACGTGTTCGC